AATGACGTTTACACATACAATGGTGCGCTGACAAACAAAGAGTCGTCTAATTACATACCGCTGACTGCCAATTTCAGTGCGTTCAGCAAGTAAGCCCACATAATCCGAAGCAGGGGGCGGTAGCCCCCGTATTAAATCATTCGTTTGAATTCATATAAAAATTAATGTTCTCAATATAACATGGAGAACATTAATTCAATCTTGGGTAGAGAAGATATCGCAAATAATATAAAAAAAATATTGAATGATTTTGACGATAACTGTAAAAACGTTAATTTCTCCAAAGGCATATACATATATGGAGCGCCTGGTTCAGGTAAGACTGAGTTCATAACGCGTATATTGGAGGGAATGAATTATGATATTATCAGGTATGATGCAGGTGATGTGCGTAATACCTCGTTGATTGATACAATTACAAGTAATAATATATCGTCTCGTAATGTTCTCCACATGATGAATAAGACTGTGAAAAAGATCATCATTGTAATGGACGAAATTGACGGAATGAATAGTGGCGACAAGGGTGGGATAACATCTCTTATAAAACTGATTCGTCAGAAGAAGACCAAGAAACAGAAGTTAGAGGATATAACATTGAACCCAATTATTTGTATAGGTAATTATTTTATGGATAAAAAGATGAAGGAACTAATGAAGGTATGTAATGTATTTGAATTGAAAACACCAACAAAACCCCAAATATCTGTCTTATTGAATGATATCATTCCAGATAACGCAAGTTTGAAAAACAAGGTACTTGAATATATACAGGGAGATCTCAGGAAACTGCAATTTATACAGAAGTTGAAAACAACAAATCCGGAACTATTGACAGAAGATCTATGTAACAATATACTCCATATGAAATCTCATAATGAAGATTCCAAAAAAATTACCAAACATCTTATCAATCAACCGATGCGTGTTGACGATCATGCGAAGTTTATAAACGAAACAGACCGAACAATCGTAGCATTGTTGTGGCACGAGAATATAATTGACGCTATATCTAAAAACAAACCGGAAAAGACGTATCCATTCTATCTGAAAATCCTGGATAATATGTGTTTTGCTGACTATATGGACCGTATCACATTCCAAAATCAGATATGGCAGTTCAATGAAATGAGTTCGTTGACGAAGACATTTTATAATAATAAAATATATCATGATACGTTTCCCGAGAATGCAAATAAATTCAATCCGGATGAGGTCCGCTTCACCAAAGTCCTCACGAAATATTCAACTGAATACAATAATCAACAGTTCATTTATGCCATGTGCCAGGATTTGGATATGGATCGTAAAGATTTGATCGCCTTTTTCCAGGAGTTGCGAACATTCTATGGTAAAAATTTTCAATCACAGACAGATGTTTTAAATCAAGTAGAACATTTATTTGAAAATCATAATATAACGAAACTTGATATAAAACGCATGTATCGGTACCTAGATAAAAACGTAAAAAAGGTAATAGTGGATGACGAGAGTGTTACGGATGAATAGCCCTAGATCACATTCCAGAATCACCATTTTAGTTTAGAAATATCTATTAGTTCTTCCGGAGTTACACCCTTTGCTTGATTTTTTTGCAATTTTTTCTTATGCCATTTGCCAAATGCTTCTAAAAATATTCGGTGTGTAGGGAAGACACGTAATACGTCGCTTCTTACTTTTTTCCATAAAGATACAACACGCTTTGAATCTTTAAATTGTTGAAAGGTTCGTATCAGCCCTATTGCTTCATCGCGTATTTCTTTAATATCTTCTAAATAAATTGCTTCATAAAATTCATTTACCTCTTCTTTCATCCATTCATATTGAACTATTTTGTTACCATTCGTGGCCTGTGTTTTTTTTTCAGTAGTCATGGTTCTATAATTATTAATAGATACCCAATCGGGTATTGTAATTTCCATAATATATTTATTATATATTATAAATCGGCATTTTTAAACCGACGAAGATTTCAAATGGGACGCCGGAGGCGTCCGTTTGGAAACTTATCGGTCATAATCCTTAAGAAAAAAATGGGACTTCGTCCCATTTTAATTCTTCAAGGGTTTAAATGAACTAGAATACGTACACCTCCGGGTCGGATTTCTTCTTTTCCTTGAATATTACTGGCATAGACGATGGCATAGACGATGACGTATTCTGTGGCGCAGGCTCTGACTTAGACTTACGTAACATTTCTATCTCAGATCGTAGTTCTACCTCTATTAATGCGCTATGTTTCAACTTGAATTCCAGCTCAGCAATCTCCTTCTTTAGCTTTTGTATGCTGATGGATGGTTGTACGATAGGATCGGAAAACGACACGGATTTATTTACCATTTCTTCAAGTTCTGCATTTCGCTCTGTCAGAGTTTTCATATTACTACGAAGTCCATTGATAAGTTCAATAATTTGATTCGGGTCCAATGCGACAGGATCCTTGCCAGGTTGCTGCATCATAAATTGTGTGGGTGGTTGCATCTTCTTGCGCTGTTCCTCCAATTCCAGCGTTTGTTTGATAACATCCGGTTTCATTTCAGGCGCACCAGGTGCATATTTACTCAACTTCTCATCAATGTCCTTTAGAAAGAATCGCTTGATTTTAGCTTCATCTGCAAATTGTATAAACATATCAACTGTCTTGTCAGATTCCTTCACATATTTAGGGTTTGCATTATCCAATAGCCTGCGTTTATCAAATGTATTATGGGCGTGCGAAAATACCAATATCGTCTTCAATGGATCTAATTGGGCGAACGGGATCGTATATTCCTTTAGGAATTCACGTTCTTCCGCAATGCAAGCCGTTTCATTGTACCTGGTTTGATTCAATAATTCGCGCTTGAATGCAAACGTTCCAGCGGTAGCATGAGTAGGTCCATATGGACCGAATTGATACATTTTCTGGATATGCTTGAAATACAAATATAGTTCACTAGACCCCGCACACAAGGCAGTCTTATTGGCAGTAAGAACTTCTACCGCATGAGCCACGCGCTCAGGTGGATAATAATCATCATCGTCCATATACACGATGATCGTACCTTTGGATTTCTCATGCATTAGATTACGCTTTGCACCAAGTGAGATCTTTTCCGGTAATTCATGATACTTGATTTGTGGTATATTCGCTCCTTTTATTAGATCCTTGATTTTATCGGTTCCATCATCAATAATGATCCATTCCATACGATCTTTGGGGTACGTCTGGTTTCGGAAACACTCTAACATGATCGGAATGAATGGTCGTCGGTTAAACGTTGGCGTACATACCGAAACAAATGGTAAAGTCTTTTTCGCCATATTTAGAGTATATGTTCTATATATTCTAAATTCTTTTTCAATAACTAAATTACTTTCATAGTCCTAAGTAGCAAATTAAACATTAGAGCTATATTTTCATTGGTTGATAATAAAATGATAATTAACATAGCAAATATAAAATCAGAAAATCCACGAGTGTATGCATTCTTTATGGTTTTTGACTGAGAAATATTATAAAGCGATATAGGTATTAGCATGAATAAATACAAATTTTCAACCAAAACTGTGCTTATAATCTTGTCTATAAATTTCAAAAACTGTCTCAAGTAATCATCATCCGCGCATTCATATATAACTTGCTTTCCTATTAACTTCTCGTTTATATCTGCCATTGTTTTAAACATGTTAATACGATTATCAGTGTCTTTTGTCATACTAAACATGCATATGTAAAACACTATTAATGATATCGCTATCTTTCCTACCGGGATAAATAATAATGATACTCCGAATACAACAAGCCACATTAATATTGCCGGTATTTGTGTTGCAGGCAGAGGATTCTTAAAATCCACGCATAATTTTAAAACGTTTGTGATTACACATATAAGAACAATTGCCATAAGTATAATGTCATCCGAGTGACTTTTGGCGAAACCATCTGCATCCTTTGTATTACCATATGAACCGACAGGATCAAAAACGGACATTACCATATTTATAAAATACCTTGCTATGCCAAAATTCACAAAACAATATGCTATTACTACACACAATCCGAATAATAATGGTTGATATGGTACCTGGCTCATTACCGTATTTACAATTGACATCATTTTCAAAAAATAGTTTACTGGTGTAACCGCGCATTTTACCGGAAACATGACAGAAGGCAAATCCTCAATCCAGTCATTTATCATTTCAAATATAGGTTTTTCGCCAGGCGTAGAGGGCGGAGGCGTTGAATACGAATAATATAAATTGTATGCTATGAATATGCTAATAATACATGCAAATATTCGGTCAAACATATCCGCAATTCGCTTCTTGTCATCATATGGCTGTTTTGCTTTGTCGTATGTTGCTTTGTCCTTTGCGTACTTATTTTTTACATCGGTTGAAGCATTTTTAGGAGGCGCTTTCGGTGCCTTTCCCGGAAATTTAGGTTGTTTTCCAGAAGTTATACTTATTACCGTGTAAGCGAAGATGTCAAACGACACATTATATGTTAAATATGACATATATCGTATGGTTTTTAAATATCCCGACGTCTTTTCGGTCATGCCCTCTATAACCGGTCCATTCTCACTTTCCGATTCATCTGTCATTTGTTCGGTATCACTTTTAGATTCAGATCCTCCGGCAATAGAATCGTATATGCTTTCCAAAAACGGTAATTTTGTGAACCCCTTTTTTTGATTTCGCATGTCTTTCAGTTTCTGCACCATCTCATCAACTTCCTCAAATCCCTCTTGGACGATCTCGGGAGGTTCTGCTATAGTTTCTTCCTTTGGACTAAAATCTATTTTTTTATTCCATTGTGTTTCACCGCTCATTTATTATATGTTGTGAATATATTTTACTAAATCATCTAGCGAACATTAATCCACACTGTCCGGATATGAACGAGAGAACATTATACCTCTCTTCAAATACGGTTAGATTGTAGTTGTATTCAAAAAGCCTCCAGTTCTGTTTATTGGTTCCAATCGCATTTCCGTCTCCATCACAAATAATATTAAAATTAGAATTTAATGTATCAAATGGAGGTGTATACGTGACAATTTCAAGTTCAATAAGTTTGAATTTGCTGGTGTTGAGCGCACCTGATGGTTGATATTCCAATGGATTCGTATTCAAACAGAAGTTATAACAATATAGACCCTCCTTTGCATTTCCATGAGTTCGGGTATATTTCTCTATATAATCAAATACTCCATGGGTGAGCGAATTCTCTCTGTATTCGCCGTTTAACAAGATACCCATTGAAATCAAAATGTTCTTCTGATTATCTACTGCAAAGTCGCCAGTGTAAAACAGACCAGTATTCTGTTCTCCCTTACCAGGCTGTTTATCAATTTGTGGACCATAGTCA